CCCAACAACGACGAACTGCGGCGCATGGGCGTGCGCCTGCGTGACTTCAACACCACGAATCTCAGCAAGGCCGCGGCCATCGAATCTCTCGCCGCCGCGTTCGATCATCGTGAAATTGCAATTTACGATCACCGCGAACTCATCGAAGAGCTACAAGCCTACGAAGGGTCGCGTCTCGATAGCGGAGCCATGCGATACGGCGCGCCTGACGGCATGCACGACGACATGGTGATGTCTTTGGCTCTCGCATGGCAGGCGTGCGGGAGCCAGTCAATGTGGGGGGCATAGGTATGGGAATACTCGATAGACTTTTCGGGAGGGATGAACCGGACGCTGTCAAAGCTCTGGAACGTCCGACGTGGTGGTCGAACGTCTGGAACACGGAAGGCGAGGACGGCAAAGACGAGTACGGCAATTCCCCCAGTGGCCGTATCGGTGCCGTTGAGTCGAACGTGTGGGCGTACAACTGCGTGAAGGCGCGCATGGCGGCGGTGGCACAGGCTCCCATGAAACTGTATCGCGGCGTAGGAGAGGAGAAGGAAGAGATCACGGAACATCCCGTGCTCGACTTGCTCATCAAGGTGAATCCTCTCAACCTCAACGCGCTGTCGTTCCGCCGCGGCATTGAGCAGCAGCTGAGCCTGCACGGGCGATGTCTCATCCAGAAGGTGAAGGGCACTGGCGGAGTCGTCGAGCTTTACATCCTGCCGATGAACTACGTTGAGATCGTGCCCGATGCGCGGCTGTGGATCGCGGGCTTTCGCTGGCTGCCAACGAACGATTTCATTCCACGCGCCGATGTCATTGACATCAGCTACCCGGCGCTTGACGGCAGCGTCGAAGCAGACAGCCCGACGGCCGTTGCATTGGACGCGATCAACAGATACAACCTCGCGGACAAGGCGCAGGCGTCGATCGATAGGCGCGGCGGGCAGAAGGGCGGCATGGTCATCCATCCGCAGGGCACGATTGCCGCGGACTTCGAGCGCATCCGCATGGCGTGGGACAGGTGGCGCAAAAACCCCGACAACGCCGGCCGCGACATGCACGTCAGCAACGGCTTCGAATACGTGGCCGATGCGTTCAGCGCCGTGGAGATGCAGCGAGAGGAGCGGCTGATGCGCATCGCCAACGAGATCATGGCACCGTATGGCGTGCCACCGTCCATCGCGGGAGATTACAAGGACGCGTCGAAGCTAGCCAACGCCGAAGCCCAGCGAAAGAATTTCTGGGAGGGAACGATCGTTGATGAACTGAAGCTCATCGAAGAGGAGCTGACGTTCGCGCTGCTCCACGCGGAATACCCCGGCAGCGAAGACCTGTATTTCGAGCACGACCTGTCGGACATCGCTGCGCTTCGTGAAGATGCGGACAGCCGAGTGAATCGCGCCATCGCGCTCACGGCCGCGAACCTCGCATCCGTGAACGAAGCGCGAGACCTGGTGGGCCTCGACATGAGCGAGGATCCGGCCGCGGATCGTATCCTCATGGAAGCTTCGCAGGCTGACGTTGTGGCTGACCCCGCCCCGCTCATCGCAATCGTCGATCAGCGCAACGCCGGCACGATCACGGACGACGCGGCGTCTACGCTGCTGCGCATCGCTGCTCCGAATCTCACGGATGAGCAGGTGGCATCGCTTCTCACGCGATCCGCAGCGCCGGAAGCCGCGCCTGTGGAGGACGAGGCAGACGACGAGACCGACGATGAGATGGACTCGTTCGATGCGGAGGACGATGCGATCGAGGCGGAGATCGACGCGCTTCTCTCGGAGGAATCCGCAAAGGCCGATCGCATGTTCGACGAGTCGAAGATTGAACGGCAGGGCGGGAAGTTTGCGCCGAAGGGAGCGGGTGATGATGGCGCGCCTGCCACGCCGAAGCGGAAGCGCGTGCTGTCTCCCGAGGCGAAGAAGCGCATGCAAGAGCGCCGCGTCACTCGCGCGCGAGAGGTGGAGTCTCGGATGAAGGCCGACATTCAGCGCCTTGATGAAGCGCGCGCGAACGCAGACGAGAAACTGGGCAAGCGCATCGATCGCTTGAAGGCTCGCTTGCAGCAGCGGCTCACCGATGCCACGACGATCATTGAGAGCAACGGCACGACGGTGCCCAAGCGCAAGCGCACGAGCGCGGTTGATCGCTTGCTTGGCTCGCGCGAAGAACCTGCGTCGGCGCCGTCTCCCACGGACTCGCTGCCGACCGTGAAGGCCGTTGACGAGAGCGTAGACGATCCGTGGGCACCCCCGGCCGCAGTGCGCAAAGCGGCGGAGCGCGGTCTGGAGCTGCGCCGCGAGTTCAACCGAGGCGGGACGGAAATCGGCGTGGCGCGCGCGCGTGACCTGTCGAATGGGAAACGGATTCCGCCGCAGACGATCAATCGCATGCTGTCGTATTTCGCGCGACACGAAGTGGACAAGAAGGGCGAGGGCTGGGGCGACGAGAACAATCCTAGCGCCGGTTACATCGCGTGGCTGTTGTGGGGCGGAGACGCCGGCTGGTCGTGGGCGCGCGGCATCGAACGCGAATACCCTGCCGAGGTGAAAGCCTTCCCGTACGTTGATCCCGTCGGCCTCGTCGCTGAAACGATCGACGGCGAGGAGCTTGGCATCATCGATGCGCTGCACCGTGGTGGCGTGCACGACGGCGTGAAAGCCTCGGTGAAATCGCCAGTGTTCACGATCGCAGGCAAAGCCTATGCCGCCGAGGAGGTGATGATCCGTCATGCCTAGTCCGATTCAAGTGATGCTTGTGCGCCCCGAAAAATTCAGGCGATACACGGGCGCACTGACAGAGGGCAAGAAGAAGGCGCTCGCCTACGCGCTTGAGGAGCTTGACAAATACGGCCGTGCGCAGGTGAAGCAGATTCAGGAGGAAGCGCCGGAGAAGAAGGGCCTCTTCGCACAGGGCTTCACGTACTCCGTGAAGAAGAGCGGGCCGCAGCTGGGCACGCTGAGCATCAACTGGTATCCGAAAGATCGGCCGAAGAATCTACTTGAGTGGCTCACGTTCGGCACGGGCATCTACGGGCCGAGGCGTCATCGCATTGTGCCGAAAGCGGTATGGGCCAATGAGAGGCGCGTGATGAAGGGCAAGAAGCCTAAAGCGATTCCGAAGAAAAAGCGCGTGCTCGCATGGCAGGACCCCAACACCGGCAAGTGGATTCGCGCGTCTAGCGTCGCTGGCATGAAGCCGAACGACTTCCTGCGCCGTGCATGGTATGAGCCGGAGATTGCGCGCATGCGCACATCGCTGGGCTTCAACGTCGGCAAGCTCATCCGCGATCTGATCATTCAGAAGAGCAACCGCGCATGATGGTTTATGATGTGACAAGGGAGGTAGAACAGATGTTCGTATCGGATGCGGTTAAGGCGGCAGGGGAGTTGTCCTTAGACGTGCTGGGCCTCCCGTTCGGGACGGATCGGCAGGGGCAAGTCTTCGACCGGAATACAGACATCGGGCTGGAACCCGGCGACGAAGTGCCTGCGCTGTATTACCACGGCTTCGCGGAGCGCGCGGCGAAGAGCGTCAAGCGCCTCGGCAAGGCCATCTACAAGGGTGCGAGCGATGCGGGGCACATGTTCCGCGTGGAGTTGGATAGTGCGCACGAGAAAGCACGAGCCGTGTATGACGCGGCCGTGGCAGGCAAAGCGCGCGCATCCAGCGACAGCAGCACGCACCTGGTGCGGCCACACGGCATCGTGGGGAAACCCGGGCGTGTGTCGTCTTGGCCGATTTTCGCTCTCTCGCTCATGGATGCGGAGACGAGCGATGCAGCAGTGAATCCACGCGCGGTCGCAATGGCAGCGGCCAAAGCGTTGATTGATCAGATCGAGGATGAGGACGCGGGCGCAGACGCCGCCAAAGGTGGGAAGCCGTTCAACTACAAGAATCGTGAACGACTGCTCGCAATGAAGGCGACGCTGGACGAAATGCTCTCCCAGATCGACGAGGCCGACATGCCGTCGGCACAGAATGAAACAGTGCAGCAGGATTCCATCGTGTTTAGCGGTGGCACTGCGGCAAAGGGGGAACCCATGTCCGAGGAAATCAAGAACGAAACGCAGGCCGATCCGATCGCGGAGATCCGCGCGGAGCTGGCCGCGGCGAAGGCCGATTTCGCCAAGCTGAACGAGGAGATCGTCAAGGCGCAGCGCCCCGGCTTCAATCTGAATTTGGGCGCTCAGCCCGACACGACTGCGGCGAAGGCGGAGGAAGCGGCAAAGGCGTTTGAGCGATTCATTCGCACCGGCGACCTCGCTGCCAAAGCGACGATGAACGAGGGCACGGCGGGAGACGGTGGCTATCTCGTCCCGACGGCCTACAGCAACACGCTGGTCACGGCCATCAACGAGGCATCGATCCTGCGCCGTGCTGGTGCTCGCGTCATCACCGTCAACGGCACCAATTCGTTCCGCATCCCGGGGCTGACGAACAGCACGACGGCCGCGATCATCACGGCGGAAAGCACGTCCTTCTCGCAGATCACGCCGACCATCACTGAGGTCGAATTCGTTCCCTACAAGCTCACGGCGCAGTCGAACGCGACGGACGAACTGCTGGCCGACTCGCGCATCGACGTGCTCGGGCAGGTGCTCCAGCCGGACGCGGTCAATCGATTCATCAAGGCGGAGAATACGTTCTTTGCGACCGGCACCGGCACGGGCCAGCCGCAGGGCGTGATGGTTGGTGGCACGGTCGGCGTCACTGCCGCCGCGACGAACGCGATCACGGCCGACGAGGTCATCGACACGTTCCACAGCCTCGCCACGGAATACCGCGACAATGCCGTGTGGCTCATGAATGACGCGACGCTGAAGGTCATCCGCAAGTTCAAGGAGAACGGCAGCACCGGCGCGTATCTGTGGCAGCCTGCGCTGTCCGCCGGCCAGCCGTCTACGATTCTTGGACGCCCGGTGTACACTCTGAGCACGGTTGCCACGATTGCCACGGCAAAGAACGTCATCGCGTTTGGTGACATGTCGTACTATTACATCGCCGACTTCGCGGGTATCACGTTCCGCCGCCTGGTGGAGCGGTACGCCGACATCGGTCAGGTTGGCTTCCAGTGGTACAAGCGCCTTGACGCGAACGTGATGCTGGGCGCGGCCATTAAATACCTGCGCACGGCCTAGTGACCATCCCCCATGCGAACAGCCTTAATTCTCCCCACGCTTGGACGACAAGATCAGGCCGCGAAGTGCGTAGAGCAGCTGCTGCGCACTTCGTCGGCTGACGTTGTGTTAGTGATGCCCATCGGTGAATCGCTCAGCGCAACTTGGCTAGACACATACAAACATCTGCTGAATCATCCACGCATGCAATGGGCAACGTACGTTCAGATGCAGATGAACGCATCGGAGGCGTGGAACTATGGCCTGTCGATGGCCGACGACTACGACGCCTACTTCCTCGCGGCCGACGACATCTGGGCCGAGGACGGATGGTTTGACGAAGTGCTTCGCGTGCACAAGGCGACCGGCGCTCAGATGGTCGGCATCAACGACATGCACAGCGACGGCCACATCATGGCAACGCACTATTGGATGACGCGCCAGTTCATCGTTGAACACAACGGCGGCGTGATGTCGTGCCCGTGGTATCGCTCGTGGTGCATGGATCTTGAAACAACGGAGCGCGCAAAGCGTGCGAACACGTACGCATGGGCGCAGCATGCGAAAGTGGAGCATCGGCACGTGCATTGGGGCGCGGCTCCGATGGACGGCACGTATGCATTCGCAAAGCCGCGCCACATCTACGATCAAGTGGTGTGCGACTATCGCCGTCGCAACGGATGGCCTGACGATTTCGAGGCGGTGATCTCGTGAGAGGGTATTACTGCGTGCTGATGGAGCGCACAGTAAACGCAGACGCCGCGATATCGCTGCTCGACGTGGCGATCCACGCGCATCACCACAAGTTTCTCCGCATCAACATGGCTTACAAGCGCGTGGACGATGCGCGCAACACGGCGGCCATGCTGTTCTGGCAGCATTCGAAGGACGACGACGACGTGCTGGTCATGCTTGACAACGACCACACGCACCCAGCAACTATCGTCGCTCACCTCGCATCGAAGTGCGATGCGGAGCACGAGGTGGTGGGCGCGCTGATGTTTCGCCGCTCGCTGCCACACGATCCGTGCTTCTACCATTTGGACGCGGACAACAAGGTCTCGTCGGTGCCGATGTCGTTCGACGGCGTGTCTCTCGTGAAGTGCGACATCGTGGGAACCGGCGCGATTGCCATCCGGCGCAGCGCCTTCCGCAAGCTCGCGGAAGCCGGCTTCGACTGGCCGTGGTTTCGCTTCATCTATCAGCCCGGCTTGCACAACAAGATTCAGCGAAGCGAGGACTGGAACTTCGGGCTTGAGTGCCGCAAGATCGGCATCCCGCATTGGTGCGACATGTCGATTGTGTCGCCGCACATCGGCCAGACGCTCATCGGGCCGGACGACTGGGTGCGCGTCGTGGAGGAAGGGATGAAGGACCCGGAGAAATTTGCCGAGACCTACAAGGAGCTTGGTATGCGATTCGTTCCGACCGAGGAGGCCGCAGCATGAGCTACGCAACGCTCGCAGAATTCAAGTCCTACATCTCCGAAATGACAGGCGGCGTGCAGACTGTCTTCACCGTCGCCGAGGACGCGCTTCTCCAGAAATTCCTCGACCAGGCTGACGCGGAGATCGAAGGGCAGACCGGGCGCAGTTTCGGACAGGGCAGCAACAACCACATCCACTACTACACGAAGGACGACGTAGACGACAAGACGCTGCATCTAGACGCCGACCTCGTGAGCATTACGACGTTGACGAACGGCAACGGCGCCACCATCGCATCCACCGATTACTGGCTTTTGCCGATGAACGCAAGCGTCACAGGGCAGAACGCCTACGACGGCAGCTTCTACGCGATCCAGCTTAAGGAAGGTCACGACTGGCAGTTCGACACCAACGGCCGCGTATCTGTCAATGGACGCTGGGGATGGATGCAGGGCGCGCCTGTGGAGATCGTGCGCACGGCGATGCGGATCGCTTATTGGTATTGGGTGAAGCGCAACGAGACGGGCGCGACGAACGTAGCGGGCGAGGCGCTCACGACGGAGAGCGATGCATACCCGGCGGACGTGCGCATCGTGCTCGATCGCTACACGCGGAGGCTGGTGGCATGAGCATCACCAGCTGCTACGACGCGCTGCGGGATACGGTGGCGACGGGGATTTCGGCGAAATCGAAATACACGTCGATCCCCATTTCGCCTCCACAGCGGCTCCCGGCCGTGATTTGCATGTGGCGCAACACGGAGAGCGAGTCGATCGCGTTCTCCTCCAAAGTCAGCACGAAGTTCGCGCGTAATGCCATGCGGCGGACTCATGCATTCGATGTCGTCGTCGTGATCGGGCAGACCGGTCTCGTCAACGACGAGGACCTCGCAGGTCGCGCGACGGCCGAATCGCTGTTGAATGCCATCGACAACGATACGGAACTGGGCGGCGTTGCCAAGCTTGCGTCTGTGTTGGGGATCAATCAAGGCTTGCTGGAGTGGGATCAGCAGGCGTTCTTCACGATACGCGCGAACGTGTCCGTGATTGAAGAGGTGGTGTGATATGGCTTACACGATGAAGAATTGCAAGGTCGAATTTTCGGCCGATGCCAGCACGTGGGTGGACATCAGCGACGAGGCGAACAGCGTAGCGATGTCTGGCTTCGAGCTGGAAACGGAAGCGACGCCGGTGTTCGGCGAAGCGAAGAAGGTGCAAACGGTCGGTGGCTACGCAATCGGCACGGTCACCATCCGCAGCATGTACGCCGAAACGACGGGCGGTGCCTGGGGCTTGGCTCACAGCGCGCACACGAACCGCACGGCGCTGTATGTGCGCTGGTCTCCGCGCGGTGGCACGACGGGGCAGTATCGCTTCACGAGCGATGCGGGATACGTGAAATCTCCGGTTTGGCCTGTGGGCGAGGACGGCGCGGCCGCGATCATGCCCGAGGTCGTCATCGAAACCCCGTTCGTGACGCAGACGAGCATCTAGTATGTGGGACTGGAACTTCGACGACCTTACGCTCGAAGACGTGGCGCTGCTGGCCTCCGGTGAGGTCAGCAGCCTCCAGCTTTTCGACATGATGGGGCGCTGTGTTGTCGGCGGCAAGCGCGCGATTCCTGCGCTGAAAGTCAGTGACGCCGTGCAGGAATTCGTGAAGGCCTACGCCGCGGCGGTTAACCCAAAAGGAACGGCCGCGCTCTCGACGAGCGCGTAAAGGCGCATCTGTGGATCGGCGACGCGATGCCTCCGGAGATGATGGAGCTTTGGCTAGCGCGTGATGTGTATCACACGTGGCCGCTCCCCGATGCGTTGACGGTAGCGCGGCACCTGACGATCATCGGCGCGGAGAACGAAGTGAAGAGGAGGCAGCATGGCCAATGAAATTCCTATTGATGTAGTCCTGCGTGCGCAGGACGAAATGTCGGCCGTGCTGGACAAGGCAGCGAAGGAATCGCTGGAGCTTGCCGACTCGTTCAAGACTGCCGAGGACGCGGCCAAGAAGGCAACTGGCATCACGTGGGACGAGACGACGAAGCGGTGGCGCGACGCCAACCGCGGATTCATCTCTTCTCAGAAGGCGCTCGAGGCTGGATTCACTGACGCCGACAAAGCCGTTTTCAAATACGAGCGCCAGATCAAGGAAGCGGCGAAGGCGACCGATTCGATGGGGAAGTCGATGGCCGAGGGAGGCGCTGCGTCCTCCGGCTTCGGCGTGAAAATGGTCGCGCTCGGCAACATCGCAGGCGATCTTGCGATGCGTGCGCTGTCCGCTGTCGCGTCTACCGTTGGCGATGTCGTCAAGGCGATGATCGACGGCAACGCGGAGTTTGAGCGATACGAGACGCAGTTCGGCGTACTAATCGGTGGCAGCGAGAACGCGAAAAAGCGATTGCAGGAGCTGGCGGAATTCGGCGCGAAAACTCCGTTCGAGCTTCCGGAAGTCGTACGCGCGGACAAGGTTCTACAGGGCTTCGGCCTGCACTCCGAGGAAGCTGCAAAGAAGTTCGGCTTCAGCGGGACGCAGATTCGCACGATCGCCGGCGATCTTGCTGCGGGAACCGGCCAGAACTTCGAGGACATGGCGCGCTACCTCGGCATGTTTGCAAGCGGCGCGACAGGTGAGGCGATCTCGCGCTTCCAAGAGCTTGGTATCACGACGCGCGAAGAGCTAGGCAAACTTGGCCTTGAGTTCAGTAAATCAGGCGAGCTTACGACTCCGACGCAGGAAGCATTTACTGTGTTGCTCAATGTCGCGCAAAAGAAATTCGGCGGCATGATGGACGCACAGTCAAAGACGTTCGAGGGCATGATGAGCAACCTCGAAGACTGGAAGGGCAACACGCTGCGCACGATCGGCGAGCCGATATTCGAGGTGCTGCGCGACAAGCTGGGCGTGCTATTGGAATTCCTCGGCAGCCCTGCCGTAAAAAATGCAATCAGCGACTTTGCCAAAGACATGGCGGACACGCTGCGCACCGTGGTCGCGTGGGTGGAACGCAACTGGCCAACGATCCAGCGAATCATCACGGACGTGTTCAACGCGGTGAGATGGGCAGTGGACAACGTGATTCGGCCGACCGTGAATTTCCTGAGCCGACTGTTCGATGACACATATTCCAGCGCGTCCGAAAATTTTGGCGCGATTCGAAACGCTGTAGACAGGGCAATCACGGAAGTGCAGCGCATCATCAATTCTGTGATGTCTGCTGTGTATGAGTTCTGGGCAAAGAACGGCGCTGATATCATGGCGGACGCGACGCGCATCTGGGAGACGATCTCCAGCATAGTCACAACAGCGGTCGAGGTAATCATGGCAATCATCAACCTTGTATTGCCGCAGGTGACTGATGCGGTTGAAAAAGAGAGCAGCAACGCGCAAACAATTTTCAAGGTCGCATGGGACGCGATCGTGCTTGTCGTCGATATCGCACTTCAGACGCTTAAGGGATTGCTTGATTTGGCGCTTGCCCTGATGAACGGCGATATGAAGGGCGCATGGGAGATCATCAAGAACACGATCAAGGGCGTATGGGACACCATCTACGAAGTGATCCGAGGCCCTATTGAATCTGCGAAAACGTGGATTAACTATACGTTCGCGGTGATGGCGCAGGACTTGGAGTTTGTTACCAACAGCATCCGTAACCGGCTGTCGGCAACGTTTCAAGGTATGCGCGACGACATCACGCTCTACTTCACGCAGCTAAAAAATAACGCCATCAGCACTTTCAACGAGATCATACGTTTGTATAACATCGTCGCGCCATTCATGGGCTTGGTGCCAATAAATGCCGGGCTTGGCATGCGAGGTGCCAGCGCATCATCTGCCACCACGACCAACATCAACCTGACGGCCAACTACGGATACCAGAACGAGCGCAGCCTGCGCGACGACGTGCAGACCTTGCAGATGCTCTACGGAGGCGCGTGATGCAGAACGGCCATACATTCGAGATCATCAGAGGCACGCAAACCGTGGACATCAGCGACCTGGTGAACTACGGCCTCGTGGAGTTCGATGGCTTCGGCATGCCTCCGGTGCGCCGGCTCGTGCAGCGAGGGCCGATGCAGAACGGGGATACGGACGTCGGGTATCGCCTCGACCCTCGCATCATGCGGCTTAGCGTTCTGGCGTACGCTGGATCGGAGCAAGGCATCATCGACAAGCGCGCGGCGCTGCTCGGGCTGATGCGTCCGAGCGATAGCGCGCTCATTCTGCGATGGTCATATGGTGGTGTGTCGAAACAGATCGACGTGCACTACAACGGCGGGATGTCGCTGCCATCGACCGACTGGAGGCTCGGCCATCATCGCGCGGTGTTTGAGCTTCGCGCGTCAGATCCGACGTGGTATGACACATACGCGTCCGAGTTCGCATTCGCACAGGGAGCAGGCGGTAGTGGATTCGCATTTAATCTTTCTGTGCCAATGACGTTCGGCGCTTCGTCGTTGAATGAGACAACGACGATTTCTCTTTCTGCAGAAAATGCATGGGTGACATTCCCGAAGGTGTACATTTACGGGCGCGTGACTTCGCCAGTGTTGACCAACCAGACGACCGGAGACAAATTGGATTTCACTGGATACGCGCTCAACGCCGGACAATACGTTGTTATTGATCTCGCCTATGGCACGAAGACAGTTCTGCGAGACGATGGCTCGAATCAGGTTTCGAAGCTGACTACAGACAGCGATCTGGCAACATGGGCGCTTCAGCCCGGCGACAATGTGATCGTGGCAACCGGCACTAATGCCGACAGCACAACGCGCGTTGTATTGTTCTACAACGCGCGTTATATCGGAGTGTGACATGACAGGTGTTTCTAGATTCTGGTCCACGAATGGCACGGGCGATGGCACGAGCGGCGGATACACGCAGGCGGACTTTGGACGCTATCTTGCTAGTTCGTTGATCACAAACCCCGCGACTGAAGGCGTGCTGTTTGGGGTGCTCAACAACCTTGTTGTCTCAGCCTCTGGTGCTAATGCGACAATCGGTACAGGTGCCGCAGTCGTCTACGACAAGTTCTACTACAACTCATCGTCGTTCAATTTGGCGATTGACCCAGAACTGACAACGCGCACTGACGGCGTAGTGCTCCGATATGATCCAACCGCGCAAACAGTTCGCGCCGTCGTCAAAAAGAATGACGTGACTGTGACGCAGACGGCCGGCGGATCTGGCGTTTGGGAAATTCTCATTGCCACTGTGTCCGTAGTGTCTGGATCTGCGACAGGTGCTACAGACGCTCGAAGCTACTGCAAATCTCCTGCTGCATATGGATGGTTCCGAAGTGCTCTCACTCTCAGTAGCACTCTGACGGTGTCCAGCAACGCGACGGTGAACGGCGCATTCGCGGCGAGCAGCGCTACGGTGACGGGCAGCCTCGCGGTGAACGGCACAGCGTCGTTCTCCAACGCGCTGTCCGGCACTGGGATCGTCGGCGCTACTAACCTCGCAACGGATTCCGTCACGACCGTGAAAATCGCGGCCAGCAATGTCACGGCAGACAAGATTGTCAGCTCCGGCGTCACTAACGCCAAGATCGCAACTGACGCAGTGGATTCACGGGCGCTTGGGCCTAATGCCGTCGCAGCGACAAATATCATAGACGCGAATGTCATAGAGGCAAAAATTGCAACCGGTGCTGTCACGGCGGACAAGCTCGGATCAAGCGCAGCGACGAGCGACAAAATCGCTACCAATGCCGTGATTACGAGGAC